GCCTCGGGCGCGATTTACGACGAGAACGGCGACGTGATTGAGGTTCACGACCGAAAGCTCGACGCGCTGGAGGATCTCGTGGAGGCGGCCAACGGTCAGCCCTTGTTGGTGGCGTACTGGTACCGACACGACCTGCAACGAATCACCGAACGATTCCCACAGGCTCGCGAACTCAAGACCAGTAGCGACATCGAGGCGTGGAATGCCCGTCAGATTCCGCTCGCGCTGATCCACCCGGCCTCAGCCGGGCACGGCCTGAACCTCCAAGCCGGTGGCAACCTGCTCGTCTGGTTCTCTCTGACCTGGAGCCTCGAGCTTTACCAACAAACGAATGCCCGGCTGTATCGGCAAGGCCAGTCCGAGCCGGTGACGATCACCCACCTAGCCACCACCGGAACCCTCGACGACGCCGCCCTATCAGCCTTGGAGTCGAAGAACCTGACGCAGTCCGCGCTGATCGACGCAGTCACTCACGAACTACACACCTCGAAGGAGCACACCGAATGCATGTCATGACCCGATACTTAGACACCCGCAAGGCCGCGATCGCCGCCCTGCAGGACTTCCCGCTGATGGAGCACGCCGCAGGCGACACCAGCCACGTCGCCAACGAGCTCCGGGAGGATCTCGTCCACCCGGCGTCACCCAGGTTGGATGGCCTGCCGCGCTATGTGAATCCGCATGGTAACGAAAACAGGATTGCTGCGACGTTGGACAAGATCGACCTGCTCGCCGAACGCCAACGCCAAGCCCGCGAATACCTCGACTGGTTCCTCCCAGCCTGGGGTTTGCTGTCGGAGGATGACAGGTTTGTGCTCGAGGCTTTCTTCCTCGGCGACGGCCCGCAGGAGGATGCGGTGAACCTGGTGTGCGACCACTTCTACGTCGAACGCTCCACCGCGCACCAGAAGAAGTCACGGGCGCTGGGGCGGTTGGCGACGGCATTGTATGGGCCAAGTGGTTTGTGAACCCACCCGCCAAAAGGTGTCGGCAAACGCGGATGACTTGCCCCAAACCAGCCCGTAACGTAGTAAGCGGTTGACAACTAGGTCAAGACCCCCAGACGCTCGGTAGCCCGTCTGGGGGTCTTGCCGTATTTGTGGGAGGTGGGTGTGGTGCCAAGGAAACCGAAACGCCCCTGCTCCCAACCCGGCTGCCCAGAACTCACCGACCACCGCTTCTGCCCGGCTCACGCTCGTGCAGAAGACGAGCGGTACCGGACGTATCAGCGTGACCCTGCGATCAACAAGCGCTACGACCACCGCTGGCGCAAAATCCGCAACGCCTACATCCAAGCCCACCCGTTGTGCGAACAGTGCCAGACTCAGGGGCGTGTGACGCCAGCCCAAGAGGTCGACCACATCATCCCGCTCGAGCGCGGTGGCACCCATGACGAGGCGAACCTGCAAGCGCTGTGCAAGCAGTGCCACTCATCCAAGACCGCGCGTGAAGACGACCGATGGCGGCAACAACCCCGCCTCTACACCTACTGAAAACGCACGTAAGCCCGCGTAATGCGCCGAGGTTTGCCACCCTCAACGATGCCCACCTGCACGGTGTTCGCCGTTCTCGGGGCAACGTCGCAGCGTTGTGCGAGGGGTAGGGGACATCGGATCTCTACCGCGCTCGGGTTCCTCAGCGGGCGGGGCCAACCGCGCACAAAGTCCCCGAATCAAACAGGGTATTGACCCGAGGCTGCCGATTCAGACTTGTCGGGGCCCCACGGAGTCAAGGAGAGCGAGGATATGAGAGGGATTTTGGATGAGATCAACCAGCCCGTCGAGGAGATCCGGATTGAGGTGGTCGGTATTGCTTGCGCTAACGGTCCTGAAAGCACCTGCTAAACGGGGCCGTACCCGGTCAGGTACGCTCGCTTCCTTGACCTTCAGCTGAACGTCCTGCCATGTAGCCAGGCGTTGTTTCTTCCTAGCTGGCGTTTTGGTCGCTACGGGTATCTGAATTCCAGATACCGACTCGATCGCGTCTGCGGTAAGTGCCAACGAAATGCTGCCTTCGTCCTCGTGTTCGTTGATGTAGCGGTAGACGGAATGTCCGGGGTTCAGGAACTTCTCTGGTTGTGCATCGCCGACCCAGTTCGTTGGTTCGCGATGAACTCCCGGCTCGATGCCCACAGCGTCGTCGAGCACTACTCGGTACAGGTAGAACGGGGCGTCGCCCTCGGGCTGGTCATCCATTCGCCTGAGCATGTTCTCGATTGCTGCCTCGTAGGTGCCGACGTGAAGGGCTTTGGATTTCTGTTGTTCAGCCCATCGGTCGACAGCGCCTGCACCGCACATCCTCGTCATGCGCTGAACGGTCTCTGGAGTCAGCTTCTCCCGTGGATCGAACTCCTTCTGGGGCCAGTCCGGGATCGTGCTGGTGTGGTACCAGAACATCCGAAGAACCTGATGATCGACTATTGCTGGATCATCAGGGTCGTACGTGGGGCGAGCCCGGTCTTCTTCGGTGCAGTCGATCCCGCATTCGGGGCAGAGCTCGTTGCCCTGCTCCCAGCTTTCCATCCAGTCGTGGCTGACGAGTTCTTCGTGTCCACAACGTCCGCAGCGCATCCGTCGCGGCCGCCCGAAATCGATGTCACGCTCAATACGCATATCCCCATTATCGAACGGTTACGACCGATAGCGGGGTTCCCACTCCTGGCCTCCATACCCGGGCCACTGGCCTAGAGAAGGAGGTAATCCATGGCCAAGGACGGCACCAACCGGGGCGGCCGCCGCGTCAGAGCAGGAGCGAAACCTGATCCGCTGAACGAGAAGCTCGCCGCCGGACGGCCCGCCACCCGCCTGGAGGACCCACTGAACGAACCGTTCGACTTTGAGGGCGGCGACATCGGTGCCGGTGCGGTGCTCGCCGGGGAGACCATGCCCGAACCGTCCGACTACCTATCCGAGGTTCAGCGCGACGGCAAACCGCTGGGCGCTGACATCGTCTACCGGGAAACCTGGCAGTGGCTTGATCAGCGCGGCTGTTCGCAGTTCGTGGCACCAAGGTTGATTGAGTCGTACGCGCAGGCCTTCGCCCGCTATGTGCAGTGCGAGCAGGCGATCTCCAAGTTCGGCCTGCTCGGCAAACACCCCACCACAGGTGCCGCCATCGCGTCCCCGTTCGTCGCCATGTCGCAGTCGTTCGGGAAGCAGGCGAATGTGTATTGGTACGAGATTTACGAGATCGTGCGCGCCACCTGCACGAGCGACTATGCGGGTGCCACGCCCGGTGACGAGGTGATGGAGCAGCTGCTGAAGGCCCGCTCCTAACCAGCCCAGCCCCTGTTCGTTGCGCCTGCCCCCAATTCGGGGTGGGCGCTGTTCTTTCCCCCTGTGTTTCGTGGAAGCGAGTTCACCCATGTCTACTGTCCGTACTGCCGAGTCCGTGTGTGCTGGTCATCCGGACAAGCTGTGCGACCAGATCGCCGACCAGATCCTCGACGACATCCTCTGGGAGGACAAGGCTGCCCGGGTGGCGGTGGAGGTGATGGCCGCAGGCAGGCGGATCATTGTCACCGGCGAGATCACCACCGACCACCGCCCGCGTATTCGGGAGTCGGTGCGCACCGCCCTCGCGAAAGCCGGTTACAGTCCGCTCGGGTTTCTGATCTACGTGTGGACGCGCCGACAATCCGGCGACATCAACGAGGGAGTGTCCACCTCCCTGGAGGCACGCGCAGGCGACAGCTCGGCGTTCGCGCTGCAGGGGGCGGGTGATCAGGGCACCGTCTACGGCTACGCCACTGTCGAGACTCCCGAACGGCTTCCGCTGCCGCTCGTCTTGGCACACCACATCTGCAAGCGTCTCGACACCGCCCGCACCGACGGCACTATCACGGGGATCAAACCGGACGGCAAGGCACAGGTCTCGGTGCGCTACGACGACACCGGCACACCCGTAGCCATCGCCACCGTGATTGTGTCTGTCCAGCACGAGGCGGGCAAGGATCTGGAAGCGCTCACCCGCGAGGTCGAGTCGCTGATTGTGGCTCCGGCCTGCCAGCCCTATCTGCCTGTGGACGGTAACACGGAGGTGTTTGTGAATCCGTCGGGCAGGTTCGTCGAGGGAGGTCCTCGCGCGGACACCGGGTTGACGGGGCGGAAGCTCATGGTCGACACCTACGGCGGTCTCGCACCCCATGGTGGGGGCGCGTTCTCCGGGAAAGACCCCTCCAAGGTCGACCGGTCTGCGGCCTACATGGCGCGCCTGATCGCTCGCACGATCGTCGACGCCGGGCTGGCTGCTGAATGCCAAGTCGCGATCAGCTATGCGATTGGGAAGGCTGATCCGGTCGCCTTCGAGGTGGACACGCTCGGCACCGGCGAATACGCCGACCACATCTTGATCGCAGCTGCACGCGATGTGTTCGAGCTGCGTCCGGCCGGGATCATCGACACCCTCAACCTGCGCACACCCCGCTACAGGGATCTGGCGTTCTACGGGCACATGGGCAGGGACTGGACGCGCTGGGAACAAACCTGGCGCTACGAGCGCGAGCTGGGGAAGGCGGTGGAAACGCATGCGCATCGAACAGCTACCCATCGCTGACCTCACGCCCGCTGTCTACAACCCCCGCAAGGATCTGAAGCCCGGCGACCCCGACTACGAGAAACTCAAGCGGTCGCTGACGGAGTTCGGATACGTCGAACCTGTCATCTGGAACAAGACCACCGGGCATGTCGTCGGCGGCCACCAGCGCCTCAAAATCCTCGAAGACCTCGGCCACACCACTGTCGACTGTGTCGTTGTCGAGCTGGACGAGACGCGGGAGAAAGCGCTCAACGTTGCGCTCAACAAGATCAGTGGTGACTGGGACCAGGACAAGCTCGCACTCTTGATTGCTGACCTGGACGCCAGTGATTTCGACGCGGAGCTAACGGGGTTCGATGACGATGAGATCGCCCAGCTCATCGGTTCCCTTGACGAGGACGAGGTTGAGGATGACGACTTTGATCTGACAGCCGCCCTGGAGGCCGCCGCGTTCGTTCAGCGCGGGGATGTGTGGACAGTCGGTCGGCACCGGCTCGTCTGCGGTGACGCCACCAACCCCGACGACATCGCGGTGTTGATGGACGACAAGCGCGCCAACCTGGTGCTCACGGACCCGCCGTACAACGTCGCATTCGAATCGTCTGACGGCTTGTCGATCAAGAACGACACGATGAAGGATGCCGACTTCTACGAGTTCCTCCTCGCATCCTTCAGGAACATGGCGGGCGTGTGCGAGAAGGGCGCCTCGGCTTATGTGTTCCACGCCGACACCGAGGGGCTGAATTTCCGGCGGGCTTTCCAAGATGCCGGTTTCAAACTCTCCGGCTGCTGCATCTGGGTCAAAGACTCCCTCGTGCTGGGACGCTCCCCGTACCAGTGGCAACACGAGCCCGTGCTCTACGGCTGGGTGAAGAACGGCAAGCACAAGTGGTATTCGGACCGGAAACAAACCACTATCTGGCGGTTTGATAAGCCTCGCAGAAATGCCGACCACCCGACCAGCAAGCCGCTGGATCTGTTGGCGTATCCGATCGGGAACTCCACCCAATCCAACGCGATCGTGCTCGACACATTCGCCGGATCCGGCTCCACGCTCATGGCGTGCGAGGCGACCGACCGGATCGCTTACTGCATGGAGCTCGATGAGAAATACGCCTCCGTGATCTTGCGCCGCTACGCCGACGCCACCGGCGACGCCGCCGGAATCACCTGCCTACGCGACGGCCAACAGTTCGCCTACCTGGATGTGGTGAAAGAGGTGGATCGAGACAAGAAATAGGTGGCTGTCACGGCTTGCTATTCAGGCGGAATAGAGCGTGTATGTACATGACCAAAAACCACCCCAACCAGGGGAAACAAGTAAAGGAGATGGTCATGACAACAATCCAGTTCGCCAAACAGAAGAAAGGCCGCAAACAGCTCGCCGCGCTCATCGCCACTCATCTCGGCGCGCATGCCGAGTACTTGGGTACCCCGTCGTTCGCCTACCAGATGGGCGAGGCCACATTGGATCGTGACTGGCTGCTGCATCTGCCCGGCACCATCGACACCGCCGTCCTAGCTGAAGCCGCCGCGCAGGCCGGATTTCCAGCAGACGCGCCGGTGGCCGAGGAGTTGGGGTTGACGTTGGTGTTCCCAACCACCGACTGGGACGAGGCAACCGCCGGGAAGGTGGAGGCAATGTTGGCGGCGAAAGGACGGCTCATCGCCAAAGCACTCCAAATCCCAGCAACCCCAATTCACCTCGACGAGCAGGCGGGCAAGGCCGAGTTCGACTGGTTCGACGAGGTTCCAGACCGGGAGGTGGTGGAGGCTGCCACTGTGCTGATCGCCCGGATCTTCGAGCACGCCAAGGTCGCCATGAGAGTCTCAGCGAAGCCTGCCGAGACGGGCGGGAACGACAAGTATGCAATGCGCTGCTGGCTGCTGCGCCTCGGCATGATCGGCGACAGCTACAAGAACGTGCGCCGAGCCCTACTAGCGAATCTGGAAGGCAACGCGGCATGGAAAACTCCGCCCACAACAAAGAACGTGCAATGAGGATGAATGCGGATGGGCAGCGAATCCGGCTGGTGTCAACCAGCGATCTATACACGCGCCTGGCTCCCGGTGACGAGGGGGCCATCATGTTTGTCGATGACGCTGGCACGGTGCATGTGGACTGGGACTGCGGCTCCACCCTCGGCCGCATCCCCGGCGAAGACGCGAGGGAAACTCTCCCCGAATCCGGCCACTGATTCTCTTGCGGAGAACCGGCGAAAAGCGACTGGATAAGCACCGACACCCATGGCTGTATGTGTCATACGCCAACCGGATTAGGAGCCAGGGATGAACACAATTGACGCCCTCGACCAGCAGATCGCGACCCGCACCCAAACCTCGTCCACGAGCCTGCTCACCGCCTACATGAACACTCAGCGGGCGGGCAATGAGCTGCGCGACTTCGCCGAAGGTCTCTACGACTCAGACGTGCCCAGCATCCTCGACGAACTCAAGGAGCATGGCATCGGCGAGTTCACGATCAGCGCGAACCAGACCGGCCTCACCGAGATCATCTGGAACCTCACCCAAGCCGGAGCCACCTTGACGGGCATGACCGAAGTCAACGACCGCTTCGCCGACCCGGTGACCGGCGAGCGCCGACTCATCCCTGCCTGGCACCTGACCATCAACTGAGCCGGAAACCAGCGTGGGAGCCGCCCTCTTCGGGCGGTTTCCGTGCTCCTAGGGCGGCGTCGAAAACTCTTGAAAATAGTGGGCTGATGAGGGCTTTTACGACTGGATAAGTCCGCACACCTATGGCTGTATGTACATGACCGAACAAGAGGACAAGGAGAAGGTCATGAACAACGAAAAGACCACGATGGAGCAGCTGCAGATGGCGACCGACAGCTACGGCACGGTGATCGCCTACGGGGATTTCGTCCTCGCCTCGGCATACCGGCACCTGGGCAAAGGCCGGATCGGAAACGACGCCCGCGTCTACAAGCTCGCCCAGCAGCCCATCCCTGGCTGGGGACCGGATGCCCGAGGCTTCATTGAATGCGAACTCGACCTGATCGCCGAGGCTGACGAACTGTTCGCCGACGCAGGCCACGCCATCGCCTGGGCCTTCGCCCACACCAACTAACCCAGCCAGTGCAGGAAGGAGCCTGACGGGCGTGATACGCACTCTCGACATCTACACGCCGACCCGGTTCATGGCTGACGGTTCACGATATGACAAGCGGAAGGCCGACTATGCGGTCGCCTTCATTCAAGCGCTCAAGCACACGAAGGGCCGCTGGTCAGGACAGCCCTTCCAGCTGATTGATTGGCAGGAACAGATCATCCGCGACCTGTTCGGCACCGTCAAAGCCGACGGCTACCGCCAGTTCACCACCGCCTACGTCGAGATACCCAAGAAGCAGGGCAAGCAGGTGTCGTTGGACACGCTGATTCCTACTCCGTCGGGGTTTACGACGATGGGCGCGATCCGTGTGGGCGACATCGTATTTGACGAACATGGCGAAACCTGCCGGGTGGTCGCGAAGTCCGACGTGGACTATACGGAGCAGGCGTACCGGATCACGTTCAAAGATGGCGAGGTGATCGAAGCGGGCGAAAACCACCAGTGGGCTGGCCACTACACGCACGGCACACCACGGGAAGCGGTGATGACTACCGGCGAGCTGTACCGGCTGCCGCGTGACGGCGGCTCAATCCGCTTCCGCATCCCGGTCGCCGACGCCCTCGACCTGCCAGAGGCCGTGCTGCCGGTCGACCCGTACGTGATGGGCTACTGGCTGGGCAACGGCACCGCCACGAAACCGTATCTGACGATCCAGTCGTGCGACGTGGTAGGCGTCCTGGAGCATGTGTGGGCGTGGAACACGATCTCGACCCGCTACCCGAACACCGGCGACTCGGTGTGTGTCCGCATCCCCGAACTCGAAACCATCCTGGTTAATTCCTACCGTGACAAGGTCATCCCCGCCCAGTATCTGCGGGCATCACGGCGTCAACGGCTCGAGTTGCTGCAAGGGCTGATGGATTCCGACGGGTCCATCTCCACCCGCAAGGGTCAGGCGATCTACACCTCAACCGAACCGGCACTGGCCGAGTCCGTCTCTGAACTGCTGTGGAGCCTGGGCGTCAAGAACGCCATCACCACCGCCGCCTCCACGCAGCGCACCGATTGGAGCCAGCCGTCCAGCGTGTGTGGACGAGTCGAGACCGGTGAAACCTTGTACTACGTGAAGTTCACCGCCTTCGACGACATGCCAGTCGCAGGTTTGGAACGCAAGCAGGAGCGGGCAATCCCGCGTAACCCGAACACTCGCTCGCACTACCGCTACATCGACTCCATCGAGCCGATCCGCAACCGGGGCATGCAATGCATCCAAGTCGACTCGCCCTCCCACCAGTACCTAATCGGCCGCTCAATGCTGCCCACCCACAACAGCGAGCTCGCCGCTGCGGTCGCGCTGCTGCTGACATGCGGGGATGGTGAAGAACGCGCCGAAGTGTACGGCTGCGCCGCCGACCGTCAGCAGGCTTCGATTGTGTTTGAGGTTGCGGCGGACATGGTGCGCATGAGTCCAGCGCTGTCCAAGCGTGTCAAGATTCTTGCCTCGCAGAAGCGGATTATTTACAAGCCCACCAACAGCTTCTACCAAGTCCTCTCGGCTGAGGCGTATTCGAAGCACGGGTTCAATATCTCCGGTGTTGTCTTCGACGAACTGCATACCCAACCGGGCCGTGCCTTGTTCGACGTCATGACCAAAGGGTCGGGTGACGCCCGCACCCAGCCGCTGTACTTCCTCATCACGACGGCCGGTACCGACACGCACAGCATTTGCTACGAACAGCACGAGAAAGCCCTGGACGTCATTGCGGGCAAGAAGCACGATCCGACGTTCTACCCGGTCATCTACGGTGCCGACCGCGAAGATGACTGGACCGACGAGGCGGTGTGGGCGAAAGCGAACCCCAGCTTGGGGATCACGGTGCCGATCGAGAAGGTTCGCCAAGCCTGCAACTCGGCCAGGCAGAATCCGGCTGAGGAGAACACGTTCCGTCAGCTGCGCTTGAACCAGTGGGTGAAGCAGTCGGTGCGGTGGATGCCCATGCACGTGTGGAACAACAGCTCAGCTCCCGTCGACCTCGCTGATCTGGAAGGTCGGGTCTGCTACGGCGGCCTCGACCTCGCCTCCACGACGGACATCACCGCGTTCGTCCTCGTATTCCCACCCGAGACCGGCGACGAGCCATATGTGATCGCGCCCTGGTTCTGGATACCCCAAGACAACCTCAAGCTCCGTGTCGTGCGTGACCACGTGCCCTACGACCTCTGGCAGCAGCAAGGCTTCCTGGAGACGACCGAAGGGAACGTTGTCCACTATGGCGCGATTGAGGCGTTCATCGAAGAACTCGGCACCCGGTTCGATATCCGGGAGATCGCGTTCGACCGGTGGGGTGCCGTGCAAATGTCACAGAACCTGGACGATGCCGGATTCACGGTCGTGCCGTTCGGACAGGGCTTCAAAGACATGTCCCCACCGAGCAAGGAGCTAATGAAGCTGGCGTTGGAGGGCCGCCTGGCTCACGGTGGGCATCCGGTGCTCGCCTGGATGGTCGACAACATCCACGTGCGCACCGACCCGGCCGGCAACATCAAACCTGACAAACAAAAGTCCACGGAGAAGATCGACGGCGTCGTCGCCACCATCATGGCACTCGACCGCGCCATCCGACGCGGCAACGACCACCACGCCGGTTCCGTCTACGACGAGCGCGGGCTACTCGTGCTCTGAGGTGGATTACTTGAACAGATCCCAGAAGCTGAATGTGGTGCGCTTGTAG